ATTAGCCTTTGTGTTTTGCATTTCTGCTGTTTTTGCCTGTATGTTTTATGCATTTACATAAAACAAAAAGTGCATACATGTTATTGTACGCACTTTTATTTATAAGAGCAAGCGAAATCTTGCTGGAAATATGAGTATTTTACTCGATTATCTGTGATGTATCAAAGTCAAAATTCTATTCAATTCATCATTTCTAAAGCCAACTGACTCTTGAGTTGGGGTAGCACTAATTGGTTGTCCAGCTTGCGCCGCGGCCATATTCTTTTTTGCTAAATCGGCCAGCTGTGCCGGTGTGGTAGCCATTCCAGATTGTTTGGCCAATGCCATCTGTTGCGGAGTTAATTTCGATGAAGCCACAGGTGATGATTCCCAATCACCTGCTGGTGCCGCTGCCGCAGGGGCTGCCGCAGGGGCTTGTCCGTACCCGCCATACTGTTTTTGGGCAGGTGCCGCTGCCGCTGGTGCATTACCGGCTGCCGCATCTTGAGCTGCCTTTAATGATGCCGCATTAGTGGCCGGAGCTCCCGCTGGCGCTTGTTGTGCCGCAACTGCCGCATCTAGCCCTGCTGAATCATCAGGTTGTCCGCTAGCAACTACCGCATTATGGGCAGTTGTTGTAGGTGGTACAAACGGTTTAGCATACGCATCATCGCTGTCATCGTTTGACGTTACAGGTGCCGCTGCCGCTTGTTGCTGTTGTGCCGGGTCCTGTGCCATAGTATTAGCGGCAGGTGCGCCCGCCGGTGCCGCCGCAAATTGTTTTTGTGCTGCCGCAGTAGCTGGACCCATAATGCCGTCGGCTTTAATCTTTGCACCTTTAGCAATTAAATCTTGTTGAAGTTTCATAACTGCTGGATCTGGTGCTTTACCGCCACCTGCTGGTTTAGTAGTACCTGCCGGCGCTGCCGTTGGTGCAGGTCCGCCTAACGTATTTGCGGCTAAGGCAGAGGTACCAGCCACACCCAATGCGGTTTTTCCAGGATTATTGGCAATAGCACTGCCTGCGGCTTTAACACCGTTCCACGCTTTGCCTGCGGCGCCTTTAACAGCATCAACTGCTTTACCACCGTACTTGGATAGTAAATCCATTGCACCTTCATCGGTGTGCTGTTCGGTTTCCACGATTTTTTCACGTAGGCCGTTAACCCTGTTTAATAATTCGTATTCGTTAATCTTTTTCATGATTGATCCTTATTTTCTTATACCTGCAATTTTTAACCAACTGCCAAGCTCGTCCATTGTTTCTTGCATTGGAACTTCTTGCTGTTGTTGATCCATAGTTTCTAATTCTGCTACCTTGCTATGCATTGCGCTATCTCTTGGATGCTCTTGGTGCATACCGGCTAAGTGAGTAATATGTCCTAGTTCACTGTGTTCGTCACCACTAGGATCCATTTTATCAATCATGCGTAATACATGTTGTAACTCTTCTTCTGTAGCATTTTTAAATTCACCATTCTTAAAATCTTTAACAACTTTAGTCTTGGCACGAGTTCCGCCGATTGTAAAATTCTTAGCTTCTTTATTCCAGAATCCGCTGATGCTCTTGAGCATTTGATGAACTCCGTCTTCGCCTTGACTCTTGTCAAATCCAAAATCTTTTGGACTCATTCCACATTCTTCAATACAATCATGCAAGGTCATTTCTTTATGGCCAAAATCTAAAGTAGTGTCTAGTTGTGCGCCGTGTTTCTTGGCAGTATGTATAGCTCTAATTAATCTAGCCTTAGGATGCGAACCGCCCATACCTTCTGCAACTGGTGGTGCTGGTGGAGCACCTTCTGGTCCTGGAGGTGGAGCACCTGCCGCTGCCGCATCTGGAGGTGGAGCACCTGCTTCTGGTGGAGGTGGAGCACCTTCTGGTGGAGGTGGAGCACCTTCTGGTCCTGGAGGTGGAGCACCTGGAGGAGCACCTTCTGGGCCTCCTGGAGGAACTTCTTCTCCGCCTACTGGTGTGTCTCCTGCACTGTCTAATGCTTTTGTTGCTATAATGCGTTGTGCAATATCTTTAGCTTTAGGACTATCAGGTTCGCTAATTTTTCCATTTGCCAGGTCTTGCAAATATAATTTAATTGCTGTTCCAACATCGTCTTCATCTGTTAGCCCTTCTAAGTACTCGTCTGTAAATGTTGGGCTATCAATAATTCCTTTAAGACTTAGTGTAGCATTAACTCCATCTACGCCTGGCTTAAGACCTGTTGATATTAGTTCTTTTAATTTTTCAAGTGATTGTGCTTGTAGTTGTACATTTGAACTAAACAGTGAATTTTCACCAGTATCGTCTTCACCGTCTTCACTAACAATACGATCCATAAAAGATTCAAAACGTCCTAGTGGATCTAGTGATTCATCTTTTTTATTTAATTTTTCTGATTCGCGACGTGCTTTGTCACTCATGTTAGTAACTTTGCCGCGGCCGTCTTTACCTTTACCAGAAACTTTTTTCCATTCGCCTTCTTCTTTCCAACGAACAACATTACCGTTTTCATCTTTTTCTTCTGAACGTAGTTCGCTTAGTACATCTTCTGGGCTTAATTCTTTGACCGTGATATTTTCACCGACTAGGCGATAGATATAAGGAAAAGCTGTTTTAAGTTCTTCGTTAAATGTACGGATGGTTAAACGATCAATCCAATCATTTAAAATTGCTTCTGGAATTTCTTGTGATTCGTTTGCTTGGAAACTTTCTGCAAATTGTTTATAGTAAGCAGGACGTTGTAGACTAGTTACTTCTTTTTTTACAGCTTCAATGCGCTCGTTTACACGACCATTAATATCATCCATTGCTTCTGATAGTGTGTCGTTGCGGCCAACATAGTTTTTAAATTTACGTAATTGTGTTAGTTCTTCGCTTAAACTAGTAATGTGCTGTCCAATAACATCGTACGGATTGCCGCCGGCTTTGATATGCTCTGCTAATGCACGAGCACCATTTAGATGTTTGTAAGGATAACGAAAGCGTTCTCCATTTGAGTTTTCTACCCAAATACCTTCAATGTGCATTGTGCGACCTGCGGCTAAATCTAAATTAACTGGTTGACTATGCTTAACAATTAACTTAGCCTCTCCTAAGTCCTGATAGCTCATACGGGCTGTTCCGTACATTTTGTTTTCCATCATACTTGATTTTGGCGCCATCTTTGGCGCAGGTGCCGGTTGTTTCATAGGCTGTTGCATAACTGGTTGTTCCTTTTTCTTTGATTGAAATTCATAGTCTCGTTTATCTAAATTATCTTTGCCTATGTTTTGCACATCAAAATTCAATAATCGATCTTTAGCAAATGATCTTAATCCGCGAATAAATTTAAAAGCGCCTTCGTGCTGTTTATTAGCCAGTTCTCCGCTAGTCTGCACCACAACACCATCATCTTCGTCTAATGTTATTGTTATCGTGCCTATTTTCTTGCCGCCATCCAGGTACTCAAATTCAAAAAATCTAGCTTTTGGAATGTCTTCTTTTTTGCTTAAAACTCCAGCATTTTCATCACCAATTTTAATGTCGGAGAAGCGGGTCTGGATTTTTCCGTAGAGATCTAATGCAATTTTATCTAAATTCGTGTTCATGATATATTTATCACATACCTGAGGAAACGAATATAGGTAGCGGTGGCTCCCAGTCAGTTTCTCCGTCCAATTCGCTGGCCACTCGCATGAGTTCAAACACCTGCGGATCCCACTCTGCCAGCACCAAACTCATGCGTACCACCAGCAATAATGCCGCTACTAGGTCGTCGTGCTGTCCAACTTTTGCTTTGAAACTGGTGCCCGCCGCTATGAATGTTTTTAGTTCACTGATCAACGGCCTGCTAGACAGCGTCATTTTTCCCTCTTCCACAAGGTATTTTACCTTGGCACAGGTGCTTATTTTGTTGCCAAACGTGGTGTTGAATCCTTTTCGGAATTTTTTAACATGTCCTCGTCTAGCAGGTTCGCTTAGAAAAACTCCTGGAAAAGTTTCTTCTCCCAAGTTGTCAATCACTACTAGGGCGCTTTCTCCCACAGTGTTATTTTCCACGCTGTAGTAAATCTGGTTGAAGGATTCGCCGCCTATTTCATCTGCAATATATCGCAAAATATCTCTAAATATTTTAACTTGGCCTTGCACTGGAGTTATGTTGTGTTGCCACTCTGCAATTTGTATCATTTGAGGCATCTGAAATACTTCAATGGCTCCGTAATCTCCTCCTGTTCCCAAGCTAGGATCCAATGCAACAAGATACACATGCCCGGGCGTGGGTTTTTTCCACCAGCGCACTTGTCCCATCTTGAATAGGGGCTCTTTGCCGTTCATCTCTGCCAGTTTAAGACTGCTGATAAGTGTTTCATCATAAACTAAAAATTCGCAACCATATTCACGACGAAAACGTTCTTCACCAATACGCCCCATCTCAGTGCGCTTCCATTCCTCGTCACGATCCGGGTGCTCGTGCCATTCCGCACGGAATCCGTGGAACCCGTTGCGACCTGTTCCGTCGGATTTTTCATCACCGTACTCGTCAAATAGGTCTTGACTGTCTTTCCAAATGATTGCAAATTCATCCTCGTCACTGTTGGGAGTTGATGTGATAATTGCTCGTCCACCAGTTGCTAGTGTTGGTGAGATTGAAGTCCAAAATTCTGTAGCAATGTTAGGTTGTACGAAAGCAAACTCATCGCAATATAGTAAGGATATGGACATACCACGACCGGTATTACCAGTAGTAGTAGCTGAAACAATTCTTGATCCGTTGTCAAATTCTATACTCCCTTTGTTGTAGTTAACAACTCCGCTACGAATGTAATCGTCACAGAGTTCGTATCCATAACGGATACGTTGCATGATTTCCTGTGAGCCTGTGTATTTGTGTGCGGCCACTAGAATGGTCTGATCCGGGTGGAACATGGCAAACCATAGCAAGTATGCTGATGCGCATGTGGTCTTGCCACTCTGACGCGGCAGCATGTTGATGTTGAATCGAAAATCGTGATATGCCGATAATAATCTTTCTTGATATTCAAATGGTTGAAATTTAACCTTGCCCTTAACTGGATGCTGAATATGAAAAAAGTTCTTAGCAAAATGCAAATACCCATCTTTTGGGTCAGCACATTTCAACAAGTGTTCTACTTGTTCTTCCGTGAACTTTTCTTTTGTATGCGCCTTTTTGGTCAGTACGCCATCTAATGATTTTGCCATAATTTTATTTACCGAAAAAAATAGACCCCAAAGGGTCTATTTGGCACCTTGGACAGGGTGCTAACTGCGACGAATTTTATCCGTTTAATCTCTTGTTCAGTGCAAGCATTGCATTTAATTCTGCACTTTCATTCACTTGCTCTGGTAAGTTTGGTTTTGTATGTTTACCATGTGCGTCTTTGATACTACCTTTTAAACTAGTGATATGATCTCTGCTAGGCATGCCTTTACGCTTGCCGTGTGTATTAAGGGAGCCTGTGCCATGACGTCCGTAGCCTTTGCGTAACGGATCATTATGGTCATATTCGCTGCCACCTGTGGCATGTTTAGCACCTGGATAATCATCTGGTTTTGGATTATAGTAATCGTCATCGCTTTGATAGTAATCATCTTCGTCGCGTGGTTCTTGAGTATACAATTTATCTTTGTATTTAGGGTCACGCCATTTAGCAAGTTCGTCTAATCTACCATCTTTTTCTGCACTCTTTAGCATATCAACACGATCTCTGTATCCAGCTATGCCTGGTTTAATATCCTTGGCAGCTTTCTTTTCAGCATCTGTTGGATTCTTAACATGCTTCATTGTGGTCTTTTCTTGATGACTGGCTTCATCGTACTTGTCATACTTGTCACGGACTTTATCCAAGTCTTTACCTTCGCGTCCTGCTTTGGCCAATGCCTGCATACCGTCTTTGCCGTATTTTTCATAGCCTTTAGCCGCACGACTCATTGTCTTCTTTTCGCCTGATTCTTTAATAAGTCCTGCTTTTTGAAATGCCGCATTGGTCTGAGGCCCTCCCATACTTGATCCTGTTTTTCCATCTTTTATGGTAAGATATTTGGCAGGAGTTCTCGCTATGGCGCCACCGTTTTCGTGCTGGTTAAGTATGTAATATGTATTGCTTTGTGTATCTAACACTGCTGGTCTTGTGCTACCAAATGCTTCAATAGAAGTTAACATAAATCCATCGCCTAAATCTTGTTGCCCAGCATCTTCTTTAATTGCTTGATACATTTGATATAAACGACTTGTTAGTGCTTCGTGCATTGGATTGCCGCCGCCTTGCTTCTTGCTTGGCTCACGTCCGCCTTTACTGTTCATATCATCGCCATGCATAGTAATGCTATCAATACCATGTGTGTGATGTCCGCTATCACCATAAGCACTGTTTGCCCAAGTTTCGCCGTCATCAGCGTCAATGACTTCACCTACTTGTTGTTCATGCGCCATAGCATCAATCATATCACCCATGATTGGTTCTTGATGGTCGTGTTCATCACCGTGATCCACGTCTCTATTGCCAGCTTCAATGTTGTGCAAAATGTTCATTAAGTCACGAACACCGCCTGCACCAGCACCATGTAATGTAATATTCATATCAACATTATCTTGTTGCTTTGGTGGTTCGCTGTGTCCCATACCGCCCATCATGCCGCCCATCATGCCGCCCATTGGACCGCCAATCACTTCAATACCTTCTTCTTCAGCTGGGCCGTCGGTATGTACTGGAGCGATCTCGTTGCCTTCTTCGATGGTTCTTAATTTAGATATTAGGTCATTTAAATTCATTATTTTACTCCTTTAACTTTTACCTGTTTAGTGAAAAGATTTGTAATTTTTGTTTTTTTTGTTTCCACTTGTTTACCAGGAGTTTCCTTAACATGTTTAGGAGCGCCTGAGGCTAATAATTCATCATTATAACCTGTAACTTGAGTACCAATATGTTTTTCTTTAGTTAATTCTTGTAAGAAATTTAGTTTACGCTTTTCGCCAACTAAGTCTTGGTGATCTTCATCGTCGTAATCTGTACCAACTACTGCCTTGCCACTACGTTGATCATTAGCGTGATTAATTTCATATTCACGCTCTTCTGCAATATTTTTAACTTTAACTGAGGCATGAGATAAACCTAAGACTGCGGCAATCTTGTCTTGGATTTGTTTATTTGTTGCTGGATAATCTGTAGTCACATCAAATACTGTCATGTTAATATTTCTGTGTTCTGGAAATTCGCTGTGACGTTCTTGGATAGGTACGCTTTTGCCTGCACTAACTGAAGTAACGTGGAATTCGCCCAGTGCCGCTTTAAGTTTGGCAACTGTATCTTTTGGACAATCGTGGGCAATTTTTACTTTAAATTCGTAAATTTTCTTGCCTTCTGTTAAGTATTCTTTAAATGATTTCATATGAGTATTCCAGTATTGTATTTATTTCATTTGCTTGAGTTTTTCTAGCAGGCTATTACGATCTGTAATAATCACACCATCGCCGGTTATGTTAATTCCTTCGTCAGAATTAACAGCATCGTTGTCTAGCTTTTGCTTTTTCAACTGAAGATCAATCATTTTGAGTTTTTTATCTAACTTAGCAGTTTTAGCTTGTATAGCATGACCTAGCATACTAGCCGCAACTTCAAACAATCGCCCGCTATATCTAGCTTCTACATTCATGCCCAAGTCCATAATATCTTCGTAAGCATCTTTGGCTTTTTGTGCTAGCTCATCAAGCTCTGCATCACCCGCATCGCCTAATCCTTTGACTGCGGGCAATGCCGCTGAGATTTTATCAAACTCGTCAATGTCGCGCATAAACGGTTTTGCAACTTCAGCTTTGAGTTGTTCTTTTTCTTCCTGCTTGATAATTTTTTTACTTTCAGGAAGGTTTAGTAGTTCTTCAAGTTTTTTAGTCATACAATTACTTATGCTTATACTTGGCTGAATATATCATTTTCGTTGAGTATTCTGAACTTGATACCCTGCTGTCTACACCAATGATTGGCCGCAGTCCATTTGGCTTGATTCTTAACAAACTGTGCTTGATTGTATTTGTTCTTGCCCACACGCTCAAGTATACTTTGACTAGCAGGTTTGATTTCAATTAGTTCTGTTATTACGCGATTCTTTTTATCCACATATTGTATGAAAAAATCGGGTACATAAACAGTTTGTCGTTCGGTTAGCGGATCTCTGTAGGGAATTTGTATTGCTTCGCTAGCCCATTTTTGAACACTTTTATTGTTATCACAAAAGTTCATAAATGTCCATTCCCAACTACTTCTGTATGTAGGAACTTTGGTGCCCACATATTTTTCGGGGTGCTTCATCACGAATTTACCGCGAGCAAATTTAGCCATATTAGATTAAAATGTTACGTGCTTCGTAGGTATTAGTAGTGTTTGCTTTTCTATAACCTAGCAAACTAGTTCTATCTCTACTGGCATTTAATACCTGAGCTACTACTTGGCTTAACTGCACATCCGTTAACCCTTTCAGTGTATCTACTAAAGTAAACACGTTAACATTTTCTGTACGAGCTTGATTTAATAGCACAATTGCCACGGAATTTGCACCAGATGTGTCAAATCCTCTTTTAATAAAAAATGCTACAACTGCGTCAATTTGTGCCGCAGGAAAACTCATTGGAGTTTTAGTTAAATTATTAAAAAATGTTTTAACAAGACCAGCACTTGTTAAAGATGTTATTGGTAAATTACTTGCGGCCATTATGAAAAGAGTCCTCCAACAAAATTACCTACACTTTCTGCGGCGCCTGAGATTGCATCTCCTGCACTTGATAATGCATCGCCGATATCGCTTGCACCTGGGAAACTAAAATCACTTAGTCCGCCTGCGGCACTGCCAAACTGATCTAATAAGTTTGCACCAATACCTATGACTCCTGCAATGCCGGCAGCACCTGCAATTAATCCGCCAGCACCGCCTAACGGAGATGACGATTCTTGACTGTTTTGATATGTGTTAATCTGTGCCAATGCACTTGATAAGGTTCCTGCGGCAAGGGTTCCTGATTGATCTAACGTTTGAACAAAACTAGGGCCACCCGATGTTATTGACGTATTTGTTTGTAATGGACTGTGTGTAGTATCGTAATGTGTTGTACCAAATGATTCTGGACTGTCAGCCGTTACAGCACCTACACTATAACTTACAGCTTCAAATTGTACTTTCATATCAAAATCATTTATACCTTGATCAGCATAACTTAGTTTGTTATGGTTCCAACTAGATATGATTGGATTCCATAATTGATAACATACATATTCATGACGAGCCATTTGATAAATTTTTATATAATTAAAAAATGGTTCTGTACTACCTGCGTCAAAGCCGTATGTTGCAGGAATAGTGCTAAATGCCTTGGTTGCGTTTCTAGAATACGCTCCTGGAATCGTTGCAGTTGTACTATCTGCGTAGTAATAACTGTAATAATTTTGCCACATTTGATTAATCAACCCCATGTTATCATCATGGAACTTAATACTGACATCACCAGGCTTGTGTTGATTTTGTACAATCTTTTTTCTGTTATACTGATTTAACATTTCTGTTTGTACTGTGAAACTTGGCAAGTCTACACTTTTAACTAACATGTTAATTTCTTGACCATGTGCTGTTGCAATTGCGGCATTACGCAATGTTCTTGGGTTGATACCAAATGCTACATGAAATAAGAATTTACTCTTGGGTGCTAGTCTAAACTGATCTGCGTTAAACAAATCCGCCGCGTGACGTTGATCCCTAAATATAACGCCGGGTTCTTGTGTTAGATAAGAATTGGGTGTGAATGCCATACAGTATTTATCAAAATAATAAACTACGCACTTAATGAATTCTTATAATAAAACCCACCTAAGTGGGTTTTAATTATTAAGATCCTAGTACGCTTGTTCCGCCTGGGAATTTTTGTACTGCTTGTGATGCACCTAATGCGTTTGCTGGTCCAATCTGTACAGCATTATCAAACTGAATACTTAGATCAATCATAGCAGGACCTTGGTCGCTGTATTTTAAATCTGTATAGTTTGTGCTTGCTAGATAGCAACCGTATAGCATCCAAGTTTCTAATGCAGTTGGAGTTCCTGTACCGTTACCGCCGTCTAACATTTCAATGCGTAAAGAAAACTTGTAGTCGCCTGCGCTGGCCGCACTACTTTGTTCAAAGAAATCAAATTGTTTCTGATTCTGTTCGCCAACTAAAATAGTTACATTGTTAGAAACATCATCACGCAATTTAACAGCGATAGGATCCCAAGTTGGTTTCCCTGCATAGTGAATTGTTGAGTTATAAATTTCGATCTTTTGATCTGCAAACTTAACGCTTGGACGAGCTGCCTCGGCCACTTGTTTTGTTAATTCAGTAGTGCTGTTACCTGAACCAAAGTTTTCAAATGTAAGTCTAAAGCGATACTTTAGCTTAGGCATCAACAAGCCTTGCGAGCTTGCACTTTGATCAGATGCTAGTGGTACTGTAAAATTTGATAAGGCTGCGATTGCCATTTATGTTCTCCTAATTATTTTAAAGGCCTTTGATTGCGCCAGTGTTTTCTAAACGCATTGGAATGTAAATAAACTCCACTGCCTTGACTGGCTCGATTGCAATATCAACCCATAGTTCTGATCGATCTATACGAGCAGGTGTGTTGTTTGACGAGTCACATACAACTAAGAAATCATATAAAGCACGTTGAGCAGTTAATTCAAGCAACATTTTTTCAATTTGTTGTTTGATTTGATTACGTGTTATAGTATCGTTAGGTTCAAAAATGTATGGTTTAGCAATTTGATTTAACTGATAGCGTAGATAAATTACCAAACGTGCTACGTTAATACGGTCTAAACTACTTGCAACCAACTGACGTGTTTTTTGTCCGTAAACTACAAGTCCTGTTCCTGCTAGATATGTAATTGGATTAACGTGGATTCCTGCTAACACATCACGTTGACCTAAGTTTAGAGCAACTGTACGGAATTCACCAGTTTGTCCGTCAACATAACCAACGCTACTTGCATTAGTTACACCACCACGACGTACACCAGCTGGAGCAAACCATGGATAAGAAACGTTATCGCTTAGGGCAATTGTACGCAACATAATGTGGCTTGGTGGAACAACAATATTGTTACCATGTAAATCTGCTGTATAGGCCCATGGATAGTAAATTGCTGAATAGCTGTGTGTGGCAATTAATCCATCTGGACCATCAATTGCCGCGCCCATTGAGTTGTTACCCCAGTTGCTTAATGTTGTAGCATCTGGTGTTAAACGTGCCGGAGGATCCATAACGATAAATGCTGACAAGCCGTTATCTGTATTCAATCCAATCAATGCGCTAAATGTTTCTGTATATCCTGGGCAAGCCAACAAGTTATAGATAACTGTGTCTGGTTGACGGATATTTTGATTGCTCATAATTGTAGCTTCAATTGCCTGTAGTACTACGGCACGTTGAGCTTTACGTCCTAGCTGTGCAACACCTACCAAATCATTTGCGGCGGCACTTACCCAACGATCTGGATAATAGTTAGTCTGTAATGCATTACCATAACGTGTATTATAGTTACCAGTAACAACATATCCTACTTGATATTTCTTAACGTTAAATCCTGAACGACGTAGGTTAAACAACAAAATACCTTTTGGATATAGTGCTGGATCTGGAGCGTCAAAATCTACATAGCTTGTTGATAACAATGAAGCAATGGTAGCTGGAGCACCTGCGCCTGTTGATACAGTGTTCAAAGAGCTGTTATCGTTCCAACGTGCGTCAGCCCATACAATACCGTTACTACTTGTTTGATCTGCTTCGTCAACGTCAACCCACTTGCCAGTTAATCCGTTATATTTGTAGATAGCTGGGAAGTTTTCTAAATTCTCTGTATCGATCCAGATGTCACCGTTAACCAACGCTGTACCATCACTTTGTACAGTTGGTGCTAGTGCGCTAGTAATTGGACCATTTGGGTCTGTTGCGTTTGCACCTGTTGCACTTGCAGAGCCTGAGTAAATTGCTTGGTTGATAGCAATAGCTTGGCTGGTTAAATATCCGCGCCATGCTGTACCATCATTAATCATGATATCAAAATCACTTAGTGATGTATTGTACCATAGTGTACCATCTGCTGGGTTAGTTGTAGGCTGTGTTGGGCTAGATGTTACTAGTCCGTTGCCTGATGTACCAACTGTTGTTGCCCAGTTGCTGGCTACGTATGCTGTTGTACTTGCACCAGCAATGCCATCAATCTTAGGAGCAGTATAGTTCCAGCCGGCTGTTGTACCAATGGTAAACAACTTGCTTAATGGAGTTCCTGTTCCGTCTCCAAACAATATATCACCGCCTGTTACGTGGCTAATGCTAAT